ATAACTCCCATTGTTGGCCTGGTGGTGGAGCCGCCGCCGCCGGTGCCGTGAATTGATGACAAGATCGGGTTGATGAGGATGCGCCGGGTCTGGTCGCCCGTCCAGGTATCCACGCCATCCCAGGCTGAAACATAAAAAATATCTCCCCCGGGATAAGACCGCAGGCCATCGGCGTGTTTCATTTCTAAATATGAGCCGCCGATGGCGTCGCCCGTATTCTGGAAGCCGCAATAGTAAACTACGCCAGATTCCAGAAGCGCTACGTCGTCAAAATAATATTCGCGGCTGCTCAGGGGAGTTACGCCAGAATCGCCCTGGTCCGCGTCGATGGTAGCGCTTACGATTTCCGCGCCGGCCTCATTCCAGATGCCGATCTTATAGGTTTCGCCGGCGCCGCCTACGGGCACCCCGTTATATCTGAAGCCCTCGACGTGAAGCTCGAGATTTTCATCGGCTGGAATCGCCATTCTCATGGCCCAGCGCTTGCCGCTGGAATTCATCGATGTGGTGTCCGTGACGGCCCCGGCGTTAAACATCCCGCCGCAGTCCCAGGTCTCGTCTGTGGTGACGGTGATGCTCGGCCAGTAGGTATTTTTCGGCGTCCAGGTGCCTCCACTCGCTTGCATTGGGAGCGGTAGCATATTTGAATAGACGCTCTTCGTGGCGTACCGGAATAAAACATAATTCGATCCATCAACTGTTCCAGAGTCATACTCCAGAACGGCCGCCAGCACATCGCCGCCGTTGACCGCCAGCGGTGTGTCAAAATCATGCGCCTGGCGGGTTGAATAAGAGGATTGGAACGCGGCCGTTTCAGCTGAGCCTGAGCCTGCTACCACTCCATCCGGCTCCTCGGCGCCGCTGGTTGTAACACCTTGTATGTTCATTTTGCAAAACGGCGATGTTCCATAAGTTGTGGCCGCGAAACACGCCATCCCGGTGAGGTTACAATCCCCTGGAACAGTAAAAATTACCGCCATTTTATCATCGGAACTATTTATATAGTGGCCGTAAAGACCGTCTCCATACTGGCTGCCGGGATGCGTCTTCAACTGTATGCCCTGGAGTGCTGCGGTGTCGGTCATCTATATTCCTCCCAGCCTCGCATCAATGAACGCCGGCATACCGTGTACCACCTCCTGGGTGATGAGCTCCCCGTCAATGTGCAGGTTGATAACCTGGCCCCCACCACCGAACGATCCGAGCCGGTCAAGCGGTACGATAGCCTCGGGCCCAGCCTCGCCGGCCAGCACCAGCTGGGGGCTCGAGATAATGCCGCCCTGCGCGAAGGACGCAAGCCCGAGCGCCGTGGCTGTCATCAGCGCCGCCTGGGAAGCTCCCACTATCGGCGCCATCACTATATTCAGGGGGAAGGGCAGAGCCGTCATCACCGAGGCGAAACCGCCCGCGTAGGTTTCGGCGGCCTTTGATGAAATCATCCCCACCGCCCCAGCCTTCCCGGTGGCCTTCTGGATGAGGCTGAAGATAACGAACTGTGCGGCAATGGACACCAGCCGAGAGATAATCATCTTGGCGATGTCTTTCCACAACGAGCTCATGAGATCACCGAACGATTTTCCACTGACGATGGCCTGCGCGAAGGCGTCGCCAATTCCATCGGTGAAACGCTGCATCACGTTGAAGGTAAAATCATCCACCCAGGCGCTGGCGTTTTTCATCACATCGCCAATGCTTTTTTCCCACTCTTCCCAGGCTGTTTTCGTTTGGCCGGCTTTCTTCCGATGCTCCTCGAGGATGTCGAGGAGCTTTTGCCCTGCGTCGCTAGCGTCAATCTGCCCGGCGGTCAGCTGGCTGAGAACTATATTCAGGTTGCTCATTCTCACCTGGCTATCATCGAGAGCCTGGGCGGCCGCTGGCCCGCTCTTGGTCGCCAGCTCCATCTGGAGGGCGCTTTCTTCAGCCAGGAGGGCGTTCAGGAGCTCCGCTTTCTGGCTGGCAAGGGTTTTTGCCTTAGTGAGTCTGTCCTGAGCATCCATCGATTTTTTGACCATCTGGATCACCTCGAGCACCTGGATGGCCTGTTTGGCTTCCGCTGTGGTCTGTCCGTCGATGGCCTTGATGAGCTCTTGAATTTCCTTTTTTCTCTCGGCGTTAACTACCGCGATAGCCGCTCCACCTTGACGCAGAACACTGGTGGTTTTATTTGACCGGGCCTGGGCTTCTTGTGCCCTGAGCTTTTCCAGTTTGGTGATGTTCTCTATCGTTTTTTGGAGGGCCCTGATGCGCTTCTCTGTATCGGTGGCCTCGGTGCCGATCCCGCTTGTAAACGCTTTCATCTTCGCCGCAACTACGTTATAGCCAATTATGCCCACCACCAGGGCGCTGATGGCCGTGATAAGCGCCACAATAGGATGAGCCGATACCAAGGTCATCATCGAGGCTACGGCCGCCAGAGAGCCGCTCAGCATCCCCAGCATGATGAGCAGCGGCCCGATAGCCGCCGCCAGGGCGGTAAAGGCGATGATGGTGGCCTTGGTGCTGGCCGGGAGAGCCGAGAAGCTGTTAATCCAGCCCTGGATGGTAGGCAAAAAGCCCTGGAATACTTCCATCAGCGCCTTGAGCGCCGGAATTAGAGCCTCTCCCAGCTGGCGCCCCAGCTCTGTAAACTTGTTTTTTAAGACTGTGAGCATGGCGGCGGTGGTCTTGAAACGCTTATCCGAGAGCTCGACAAGCGCCGTATTTTCAGCCCAGGCTGTATTCGAGCGGTCCAGGGTGCGCTCGAGCAGGTCGCCCGCGCCGGATGCCCTGAGCAGCGCGTCACGGATGCGAACATTGGCGAAACCGAGCTGCCCGATGGTGCCCGTCAGGCTCTTGCCGCGCTTCTCGAGGGTGCCCAGGCCGCTGATGAACGTAGAAACAGCGCCGGCCGCGTCGGTTTCAAATCGCTTTTTGAACCCGTCCACGCTCTGGCCTGCCACCGAGGCGAAGAGCTCGAGCTTGGCGCCGCCCTGGTCTACCGCCGCCGCCATATCTATAAACACCCGGCTGATGGCTGTTCCGCCGGCCTCGGCGTTAATGCCCAGGCTGGTGAGGGCAGCGGAAAAGCCCGTTATCTCTGCGGCCGACAGGCCGATGTGAGTACCAGCCGCCGCCAGGCGCAGGCTCATCTCCTGTATTTCTGATTCGGTCGTGGCAAACTCAGATCCCAGCACCGTCAGGCTGGTGGCAAGGCGCCCGATCTGGGCCTGGGGTAGCCGGGTGATATTTGCGAAACGCGCCAGCCCGGTGGCCGCCTCCTCGGCGCCCAGGGTGCTAGTTTCCGCCAGGCGTACAATGGTCTCGGTGAATCCGAGGATCTCGCGCTGCTTGATACCCAGCCGCCCCGCCTCTTCCGCTATGCTTGCCAGGCCCCCGGCCGTGATGGGGAGCTCGGTGCTCATCTTCCTGAGCCCATCAGAGAGCTGGGATAATTCGCTCTCGGTGCCCTTAACCGTCTTTTGCACGTTCGCGAAGCTGGTCTCCCAGTCTACGGCGAGCTTGGTGGCGCCTACGCCTATAGCAGCCAGCGGCAGCGTGAGGGCCTGCGTGAGATCCCGGCCGGCCATCTTCAGCTGGCCGCTCAGGCGCCCGAACTTGCGCCGGATGCCCTTCATCTGGCGCTCAAAATTCTTGAGGTCCAGGCCCAGGACAATTTCCATCGAGCCTAATTTAACGCCGGCCATTTTGCTCCTGGTCTTTCTTTCTTACTCGTTCACGGTCGCGGGCTTTTCGGACAATCTCGCCGATTTTGTCGCTGTCAGCTTTCGATTTTTCGCGCTTAGCTGCTCGGCCTGAAAGCTCGTTAAACATCTTCGTGGGGTTCGGTTTGTGTCGGAACTGGCCGAGAGAGCAGATGAGGGTGGAGAGCGCCCAGGCTCGGGCGTCGTGGGCGCTTTCTGTATTTTCATTGTGAGCCTCTACCATCAGCTGAAACTCTCGCGGCGTCAGGGCCCAGAATTCTCCCGGCTTCAGGCCGATGCGGAACGCCATTTTTCTGAGCTCGTCCCAATTGTTTTTCAGCTCGCCTTTTTCTGGCGGTCCTTTTTTTTTGCTTTGCCCTGGTCAGCGGCCTGCGCGACCATCACGCGCTCCATCACATACTGAAGATGATCGCTTGTGCTGGCCTCGGCCGCGCTCTCAGGCACCGCGTCAATTAAATCGCCGGTCTCTTCCAGCGTGAGCTCCGGGCTCTCCCAGATGAGCCCGGCCCACAATAATGCTCTAGCAGACTGAAAACCGATGTTCTTCTCGTTCAGCGNTTCCGCTATACCCTGGCCCATCTTGCCCTCGAATTCACACATAGCATTGAATCCGTATTTCAGGCGCCGAGGCCGGTCTAAAATGATTTCTACGCCGCTGGGAACGGGAGGAACATCGTTCATTGTTTACGCCCTGGTCAGGGTCAGCGCCCCGCGTCCTGTGAAACTGAGAGAATAGGTGACGAGATCGGCTTCAGGTAATGCCAGTTCGATACTGTCCAGGGTGGTGGCGCCGACGTAGGTGTCGCCCGCGTTGTCTACCAGCTTGACGCCTACCTGGTAATCGGTGTTTGAGGCGTGAAGCTCGTTTGTCGCAATCAGATAATCCAGGGCGCTATCGTTATCCTCATAAATGCCCTCGACCGAGGCTGTCCAGCCGCGCCGGGTCGAGAAGCTATCGATCCAGCCCGAGTTTTCCTTGTTGGTGCTGTCAACGTCAGTCTTTGAAAAGCTCAGGCTGCCATCCCTCTGCTGCGGGAGCAGCACCCAGCTGGGAGAGGCCAGGTCATCCGCTATATCAACGTAAAATTCCCAATTTAAGCCTGTTTCTACTGCCATCTTAAAATCTCCTGTTATGCGTCGTCAGAAAGTATCCAACGAAACCTCAAAACGCCGTGGCGGACTAACTTGCCCTCGGCATGGTATTCCTTAAAAATTTCCGCTACCTCGAGGCGCCCGAGCGCCTGGGTAAAACTCTCGTCTAATGTTAAAGCTGAGCCGGTCAGGCTCTCTATGCTGGCCTCGAGGATGTCATTGCAGGCTTTGTTGCCCGCCTCATCGCTGAAGGCGTGTAGCGTCGTTGTGGCCTCGCTGATTTTCTCGAGCTCGAGAGATACTGAGCAGCTCCCGATCTCGACGTAGGGCGGCGCGGTGCCCTCGGGCACCTCGTCATATACATCGGTCGAAATCCCATCGCCTGCATCCGTGAGGCGCCCGTAGATGCCCTTTTGAAGTGAATTGAGAGGGAGTCTTTCGCTCATGCGGCCCCCCTGGCTATCGGGACAACTGATTTATTCCAGATTGCCCGCCGCAGGTTGCGCGTGAAACGCGGTCTTTCTCCCTGGAAGGCTGGGAAAAGAAACGGCCGGCCCTTTACGCCTCCCTTGAGCCCCAGCCCACGCGCCACCGGGAAAACCGGCAGGCCCTTCCGCTCAGCCCAGGCACCCAGCAGGCCCCCGGCCGGCGGCGTATAGGCCCCACCACCGCCCCGGCGCCCGACGGCGACGGGATTATAGAAAGAGCCCGAGCCCCATTCCACAAGATGCGCGTAACTCACACCTGAGCGCCCGCCGGCCGATGTCGTCCTGGTGTAGACCACGCCGGTAAGCCCCTCGTTGTGCTTCCTGAACTGGATAGAACGCCTGAGCCGCCCCGTATCGCTGGGCGCCCTGCTCCTGGCGTCTTTCTGGATGGCCTTGGAGCTCTCCTCGACCACCTCCCGCACGTTGCGCTTAATGGCGCCGCTCATCAGGAGCAGTTTTTTGAAAATCACCGCCTGGCTTGATTTCGATATTTTCAGGCTCATGCGTTGATTTCCTTACAGGTGATCACCAGCTGGCGATCTCGCTCGTTGGGATTAATCATCCCGACGATCTGAAAATATCGGCCGGAAGAAATCTTTATCCGGTCAGTAGCAGAAATATCATCGCGATAGCGTATGACCACCTCATGAGTGCCGTTATGGTTCAGCTGCTCGTTGTAGAATCTCTCCTCGGCCCTGAGCGGCTTGATGCTGGCAAAGGATGCCTCGGTCCTGGTGTCCCAGGTGCGCACCTCACCGCCCTGGCCATCATCGACGAGGCTCTCATTCTGGAAGGTGATCCGATGACGTAGGCGCCCTATCAGCATCAATCACACCTCCGCCATCTTGTAAGGCCATAGCAGGCGCTCGAGGCCGTATTGCAGGCTCCGCGACAGGTGCCCGAGCGTGACGGCTTCCCGATGCTCATAGAGGTGTCCAACCAGGAGCTTGATGGCGGCCTTGATGGTCTCAGGCACCGCGTCGGCGTCGCCGTAGCCGGCCACGAACCTGATGATCACGCTGTTAGGTGTCGAGCGCCGGTCAGATGGCCAGCTCTGCGAATATGCCAGGCG